ATATGCTTAACCACATCTTCAAGGTGGGTGCACTAGTAGAGCATGATGACACAGGTCTTACAGGACATGTCGTGCATCGTGGCACAAACTATGTAATATTTAAAATGCCTGATGGCAATGAGCATCGTGCTTGGTTACAACACATCACTGAAAGAGAAGATCAATCTAATTACTCTGCAGATGATGGTAGTGGTAACACATGGAAAGTAGGCACAGATGAATATAGAAAAGCAGTCCAAGACATGACACCTGGACAGGCAACTATCAAATTTAGTGACTTTAGAAAGAAGTCGAAGACTAAATAATAATACATTCTTGACCGCGTAACCTCGTAAAGCAATGACTTTAGATATCAAAGTGTCTGCTGCACTCATGAAGTATAACTTCTATGAGCAGAGAAAAATTCTCAATGCACTAGAGACTGGCACTGTAGACAAATTGACTAAGCACCTACGAGAAGGTGCTGAGAAAGCAATCGATGTGATGGACTCATGGGAGCCTATCGTTGAAGGTTATGGCGGGTTTCCTATTGAAAAGGAAGCAGTTGCCAAGAAGAAGATGGAGTTTAAACGTGACAAGAATGTAGGCAGAGTCGTCACCTCTGGTGGAGATCAGATGCTAGTCACTGGTCGTAAGGCAGACGGACGCTATGTTGTTATGGGTAAGGACGGTCGTAAGACTGCAAAGGATGCAGTTGATATCGGTGTCATTGCTAAAGAGCAAGTAGTGGGTGTTGATCTCGATGACCTACATGAGTCATTGAAACAGGCTCGTAAGAATGTTGGTGCGTCTACTTGTTGGGATGGATACAAGGCTAAAGGCACCAAGAAAAAGGGAGGAAAGGTAGTCCCTAACTGCGTTAAAGAAGATGAGGTCAATGAGGGTAAGAAGAAAGGATTGTGGGATAACATTCACGCCAAGAGAAAGAGAGGCGAGAGACCTGCAAGACCTGGTGAGAAAGACTACCCCAAGACACTTAACGTAGAAAGTAACCAAAGTTTTGATGCAATGATAGAAGCATTGTGTCTACCAGAGTATGAGGATCTAACGTTTGATGAGATCCATGACATCTGTGTAGAGACTCTTCTTGAGTTGGATCAACCATTGCTCAATGAGGCACTTGATCTTATTGATTCAATGGAGCTTCTTACTGAGGCACCAAGTCAGCACTCTGCAAATCCTAATATTGCAGTGCAGGCACCTCAGAAAAAGAAGGAAGCAGCACCTGCTAAACCATCCCTCAAGGATCGTATTAAAGCAGGACTCAAAACTGCTGCTAAAGTAGTTGCTAAAGGTGCCGTCAAGGGTGCTAAGTATGCAGGTAAAGCTGCAGGCATGGCAAAGAATACAGCAAAAGACATGGCTTCTGCTGCTAAAGACGGTTACAAATCGACCCAGAAAGGACAATCCTCTTCTGGATCTAGCAAATCTACCTCTTCTACAATGAGTGACACACCACCTAAAGATGCAGGATCATCTTCTACATCAGGTGGATCAACAACAACCTCTGGATCTTCTGGATCTGGTGGTGATGGATCAAAGACTAAAGAGAATTTGAAGAAATTCGGATCTGCTCTTAAGAAAGGATTGAAGAAAGTTGTTGGTAAAGGATCTCGTTTAGTCTCCAAAGGAGCTGGCAAACTCGCAAAACGTTTGGGAGAACAGTCCAGATACGATTGGAGAAGTAACATTAAAGGAGACATGTAATGCAACCTACTAGTAAAACACCAGATAGGAAGTCATCTCTAAAGACTGTTACTAAGAAAGGTATTACAGTTAATCCAAAAAAGGAAGACCTTATGAAAGAAACTTTTAAACGTAGCATACAGACATCTCTTGATAGTCTTAAGGAAGCTGCGAAGAAAAATGCCAAAGCAAAGAAAGGCAAAGTAAAAAGATGGTGGGATGACGATGGAGATGGCATCGGATACGAACCACATGAAGTAAAAAAAACTAATGAGCATCACGAAACTGACGATGAGGGTAATGTTATTCCTCACGCTGATGAGAAGGATGCTGAAGTGAAGAGTGTAATTAAAGAGAGAATGAGACAAAGAATGATCTCTTTGACACAAGCACATGATGCACAGCAAGCAGGACTAGAGCCAACTGAATATAAAAAGCTATAAATAAGGTACCCTTGTTTATAAAATTATGTTGAGCTTTTTAATGCCCCTTGCTTATAAGGTAATTGATTCTGCTGTTGCAAAAATTCCTGACGACGCAGAGTTAGGCGATAAACTAATCGATATCTGTCTTCTTATCATCGGAAAGGCAGTAAAACTTACAAAGACTACTGCTGACGACGCACTTTTTGAGAAAGTCAAAGAGGCACTCGCAGCCAGAGACTAATTTGTATAAATAAAATATAGATGATACCACCCCGCTACTAGAGAAAAATGGCTGTATTTGGACTACTCGATGCGAAAGCAATGGGCACAAACATTGGTGTAACCAATGGTGATGCCACCGTAACAACTTCTGGAGACTTCACGGACGCTTCTGACAACCTTGTCAAAGTAGGTGACGTGTTGGAGATCTCTGGTGTCGCTTACATTGTAAAACAAGTAACGTCAGCAACTGCTCTAGAGCTTCATAAGGTGTATGCAGGAGCTACTGCAACAATCACCGCAGCAAATGCCGTTAGAAGGACACCTCCTAAGGCAGTAGCAGAGTACGTTATCAAGGGTGGGGATAGCATCTCTGACTATCAGCTCGTATTTGTTGACGAGACTGAGAGGACAAAAGCAGCAAACGAATCTAGAGGTATCTCTGGTCCTGGTTGGTGGTTGTATCGCACATACACTACACACAATGGTGACACACGTCATAAGGCAGAGTGCTTAGCATTTACTCATGCCACCGCAGCCGCGGCTGGTGATGATGCAGACGATACAGTGGTAGCAGACGTCCAAGAAACAATTACTATTGGCACACAACCTGCAAACTCTACTTCATCTAGTGGAGCAGGGACATTCGCAGTTGCTGCTACAGTTGATCAGTCTGGCACAATCACTTACAAGTGGCAAAGACAAACTGCAAGTGCTACTGTTAGATGGGTTGATGTCGCTGCAGACACAGACACAGGAATTACATACGCAAACTTCACCACTGCAACTCTTGCATATAGTGGACTAGCAAGTGATGCGTTGGATGGATACAAATATAGATGCGTTGTAAATACATCTAAAGGTGCAGCTGAAGTGATCACTGACGGATCCGCAACCCTTACCTTTGGAAGCTGATAAATAAAATCAGGAAAATCCTGATTCGTAATGCGTTTTGAAAGTCTGACCGATAAGAATCACTTACTGTTTGCTATCAAACACTATAGTAATCCTCAATCGGTTACCGTTGATGACTTCATGGAAGACATGAAGAAATTCAAATACCTTAAGCGACTGCTTAAAAGGTATCTAAAGACTGGGACATTGCGTACAAATTTAATCATTAACCATTTGGTTATACTATTCAATGTGTTTGGTGAAGCAACCATACCGTTGCTAATGTATAAACTAGAGCGAGAGTATTGGTCTATACTTAAGACCTTTCTTATATTCTTAGATAGATATCCAGAGTTTAATCCTGGCTCATTCAATGAGGTAGACTTAGACATGGACGTTTACGACACACTCACATCTATAAACTGACAATGATCAACGAAGATGCCCCAACAATGAGTGCAGGTAACGGCGGTTTCTCTGGTAGTGCTGCTGCTACAGGACCTGTTGCGGGGTTTGATCCCATGTTAGGTGGTAAGAAAGTTAAGAAGAGAAAGTATAAACCCAAAGGACACGTTATAACTAACGTAGGAATAGGAGAAGCAAGTCACTATCAAAAAGATAGTAGTATTATCCCTTACCTCATTCACTTTGACGGTATTGATTCATATGTTTTGTACGGTAAGTCACCGTCGGAAATAAAAATACAACTCAGAAAGATCTATCGACCTGAGGTGCATAACAAGATTAAAATTACACGTTTATATCCTAATCAAGTAATTAAATTTTACTGGGATAAGAGACAAAAAGCACTCGGCGTATAATGTCTGACATTAACACAGCAATTTTAGAAAGATTAGAAAAAGTAGTTGACTCATTACAGGAAAACTCTGTAAAGATGGGTCAACTTCTTGCTGTACACAACGAAAAACTGGACAAACAAGACAAGGTAGACGAAATTTTGTTTGAAAAGATTGACAGAATCCACGCAGATATTAATAGAGAGACAGACGCTATCAAGAAAGGATGTGAGAGAGACATTCGTTTGGTAGATGATAGACTCCGCATGATGGAGAAGAAGATGTGGACTATTGCAGGTGCTCTCACAGTAATTTCATTTATGGTCAGCGTGCCAGGTCAAGCACTGATTAGAAACTTGACACCCAACCAACAATCCAGTATGATAGTCGGAGAGATGCACCGCACTGGATGAGTTTCATCGATAGCCAATACATTGATCGTGTTGGTGTCCGATTAGAAAAATTTAAAAACCAAGGACGCACCTATAATTTTAGGTGTCCCTATTGTGGTGACTCCCAACGCTATAAGAGTAAGGCGAGGGGGTATTTTTTTATGCGTAATAATGATTACGTTTATAAATGTCACAACTGTGGTATCTCTAAGTCCTTATCCACATTCTTAAAGGATCATGCGACTGATTTATACTCAGAATATCTCTTAGAAAAGTATAAGAAACCTAAGAAGAAAGAAGTCCTACCTGACCTGTCAGCGAAACCATATTTTGCTGCTAGACCTACAGGTTTGGAATCTATCTCAAGTCTAAATAATGGGCATCCCGCAAGAGAGTATTTAGAAAAGAGACAACTACCTACTGAGGCATTTGATACTCTTTATTATACGGATAAATTCAAGCGATGGGTTAACTCCCAGAGTCCAAACTACTTTGAGAGTCTAAAAAATGATCAACCTAGAATCATCATCCCTTTGATTGATGAGGATGGTAAGTGGTTTGGTATTCAAGGACGCTCACTAGCACCTAAAAGTGTGCTAAGATATATCACATGTATCTTTAACAAAGAGAAAACTAAACTCTTTGGTATGGATCGTATTAAGAAAGATGAGGTAGTCTATGTCACTGAAGGACCATTCGACAGTTATTTCCTTAGAAATGCTATTGCTATGTGTGGTAGCGATGTTGACTACAGCACTATGGATTATCGATTCACATTCGTCTTCGACAACGAACCACGAAATAGAGAGATTGTCGATAGAATTGAAAAGACAATTAACAACGGACACTCCGTAGTAATATTCCCTAAATCAATCAAAGAAAAAGATCTTAATGACATGCACTTAGCAGGGCATGATGTAAAAGAGATCGTAAAAAGCAACACCTTTAAAGGTGCCGAGGCAAAAGTAAAACTAACATTCTGGAAAAAGGTATGAGCACCAACGTCGTCAAGCGTAATGGCAGTGTTGAAGCACTTAACTTAGATAAAATTCATAAGATGGTCGAGATGGCATGTGAAGGAATCGGAGGTGTCTCCGAGTCTGCCATTGAAATGAATGCCAATCTTCAAATCTTTGACGGTATTAAGACCGACGACATCCAAGAGATCCTTATTAAATCTGCTAATGATTTGATCTCTTTAGACGCACCAAACTATCAGTTTGTGGCAGCACGTTTGCTCCTGTTTTCTCTTAGGAAAGCAGTCTACGACGCCCATCCAGACAAACATCCTCATTTATATAACCATATCAAGGACTGTATTGATCATGGACTGTATGACCCTGCCCTTCTAGACGCTTACAGCGAGGAGGAGTGGTGCGATATCAACGGCATGATTGATTACGACCGAGATTATTTGTTTACATATGCAGGTATTCGACAAGTCGTAGATAAATATCTCGTACAGGATCGCAGCACTGGCGAGGTATACGAGACACCTCAGCAGATGTATATCATGATCGCTGCTACATTGTTTCAACGCTATCCTCAGGATAGCAGACTATCATATGTCAAAAAATACTACGACGCGATCTCGCGACACAAAATCAACATCCCAACCCCTATCATGGGAGGTGTGCGGACTCCCCTTAGGCAATTTGCTAGCTGTGTTCTTGTTGATATTGATGACACCCTCGATAGCATCTTTAGCTCTGACATGGCTATTGGTTACTACGTTGCTCAAAGGGCTGGTATCGGTATCAACGCAGGTAGAATCCGTGGTATCAACAGCAAAATCAGGGGTGGAGAAGTACAACACACAGGGGTCGTCCCTTTTCTCAAAAAATTTGAGGCAACTGTCAGATGCTGCACTCAAAATGGCATCAGAGGTGGATCAGCGACAGTCCATTTTCCCATTTGGCACCAAGAAATCGAAGACATCCTCGTCCTCAAAAACAACAAGGGCACGGAAGACAACAGAGTCAGAAAGTTAGACTACAGTATCCAGATTTCTGAGTTATTCTATAAGAGGTTTATTAAAGATGAGACAATCAGTCTATTCAGTCCTCACGATGTGCCTAATCTATACGATGCTTTTGGGACTCCTGACTTTGATTCTTTATACACCAAGTACGAGGCACAGAAATCCATCCCTAGAGTTACAGTTAAGGCTCAGGAGATAATCCTTGCATTGCTAAAGGAGAGAGCAGAGACAGGTCGTATTTACATTATGAATATCGATCACTGTAACTCTCACTCTTCTTTCAAAGACAAGGTTAACATGAGTAACCTTTGTCAAGAGATCACCCTACCTACAGATCCTATTCAATCTATTCAAGGTCAGGGTGAGATCGCATTGTGCATCTTGTCTGCTATCAATGTAGGTAAGATCAATAGGATAGAGGAGTTGGAGAATCTATGTGACCTTGCAGTCCGTGGTCTTGAAGAGTTGATTGACTATCAAGAGTATCCTGTCAAGGCAGCAGAAGAGTCTACACTTGCACGTCGCTCACTTGGTATTGGTTATATCGGACTAGCACATTACCTTGCCAAGCAAGGTGTCAAGTATGATGATCAAGGTGCTTATGATCTTGTCCATGAGTTGACAGAATCATTCCAATACTATCTTTTGAGGGCATCAAATACTCTCTCAAAAGAGAGAGGACCTTGTGGTAATTTCTCGGTCACAAAGTATCATGATGGAATTCTTCCTATCGATACATATAAGAAGGACGTAGATCAGATTACCTCGGTAGCATACCAACATGATTGGAATTCTCTTAGGGATGACATACAGAGATTCGGACTCAGGCACAGCACTCTGTCCGCACAGATGCCTTCGGAGAGTAGCTCCGTTGTGTCTAACGCAACCAATGGAATCGAGCCACCTAGAGACTACTTGTCCATTAAGAAATCGAAGAAAGGACCTCTTAAGCAGATTGTTCCGCAATACAACACATTAAAGAATAACTACACTCTCTTGTGGGATATGAAATCCAATGAGGGATATATTAAGGTTGTTGCGGTCATGCAGAAGTTCTTTGACCAAGCAATCAGTGGTAATTGGAGTTATAATCCACAAAACTATGCTAATCAAGACGTGCCTATGTCCGTAATGGCAAACGACTTGCTCAATACTTACAAATATGGTTGGAAAACATCCTATTATCAAAATACATACGACAATAAGAAAGATGAAGACGATACTTCTGCTAAAGTAGAAGACCTAGTTAATGATATACTGTCTGGTGATGAGGCAGACTGTGACGCTTGCAATGTTTAAACCTAACCCTAAGAGAGAAAGGATGTCTGTAACTGTTTTTAATAGCAACAAAATCGACACAACAAAACAACCAATGTTTTTCGGAGCACCCTTAGGGATGCAACAGTATGTGGATTATAAGTATCCAGACTTTGAAAGACTAACACAGTCACAATTAGGATTCTTTTGGAGACCTGAGGAGGTATCTCTACAGAAAGATCGATCAGATTACAAAACACTAAACGATCAACAGAAGCATATCTATACTTCTAACCTCAAGTATCAAATCTTACTTGACAGTGTGCAGGGCAGAGGTCCTGGCATGGCATTCGCACCTTACTGTAGTCTTCCAGAATTGGAAGGTTGTATTGGTGTATGGAATTTCATGGAGCAGATTCATTCAAGATCCTATACACACATCATCAAGAATGTATACGCTGATCCATCAGAAGTATTTGATACAGTTTTAGATGACGAAAAGATTTTAGCTCGTGCCAAATCTGTTACAGGTGCATACGACGAATTCCTTGAAGCAGCAGGACAGTATGCAGACAGTAACTTCTGGAAACCAAGTTGGAAAGACAGTCCAACAACCCAGTGGACATTGCACGACCTCAAGAGAAAACTTTATAGGGCAGTTGCTAACGTCAACATCCTAGAAGGTATTCGTTTCTATGTTTCATTCGCATGCTCTTTCGCTTTCGGTGAGTTAAAACTCATGGAAGGGTCAGCAAAGATCATTGCATTGATTGCTAGAGATGAATCACAACATCTAAACATCACCCAAAAAATTCTCAAGAGATGGGATCAGGGTGACGATCCAGAGATGCAAGAGATTGCAAGAGAAGAAAGAGAAAACATCACAAAAATGTTTATTGATGCTGTAGAAGAAGAGAAAGATTGGGCAACCTATCTGTTTTCTCAGGGTAGCATCATCGGTCTAAATGAAAGACTACTTACTCAGTATGTTGAGTGGACTGCAAACCGTCGTATGAAAGCGATTGGATTACCACCAGTCTTCGATCAACCTTTGAGCAATAACCCAC